TCAACTTTAGAAACTACTACATTTTATGGAAATAGTGGAGCACCAGCAGCTGCGCCAAGTGGGCCAAACACTGGGGCTGCTCAAAGCACAGGAACCTCTGGCGGTAGCCCTGCTGATGCTGGTGATCTTGGGGTTTTTGGTGGCGGTGAAGGTGTTGGTGGCATTGGTGGTGGTGAAGGCCCCGGTGGCTTTGGTGGCGGTGAAGGTGGCTTTGGGCCTCAATAATCTTAACAACTGCTCAAAATTATGTTTTTCTTAACTACTTTAAAAAATACATACTTTATTGATGTAATAACAGAATGGTGGTGGCGCTGGAAGTGGAGGAACCGCTGGTGGAAATTTAAATAACCTATAATATTAATATCTAAACCAGTGGTGAGCTGGAAGATAATTTATAACAACTCACCATTAATGGCTACCTATCTCCCCAGCAATGCTGGCTACAGCTAGCCCCAACTTAAAAGGTAAATATGACAGAAGCGGTAATTGAACAAGCAAAGGTTATGTCTTCGTATGGTAAACGAAATGCTAACACGGAGCGTATTGAAAAAGAAGAAGCTGAGTTGAAGCTTTTGCTTGACGGAGTTAAACAAACTCCTGCTCAAGTTGTTGAAGCAGAACCAGAAAGCGCTGAAGAGAAAAGCTTTAAGAAGCGTTACGGTGATTTGCGTAGGCATTCTCAAGAACAACAAAACGCTTTTCAAAAACAAATTGATGAACTAAAAAGCCAACTTCAACAAAGCACTGAGCAGCAAATCAAAATGCCAAAGAGCGAAGAAGAACTTGCTGCTTGGGTTCAAAGCTACCCCGATGTTGCAAAGATTGTTGAAACCATTGCGTTGAAAAAAGCTAAGGAGCAATCATCCTATTTGGAAGAACGCTTTAAAGCTTTGGACGAACAAGAAAAACTAACAGCTCGTGAGAAAGCCGAAGCTGCTTTGCTAAAGATTCATCCTGATTTTGAAAAGATTAAAGACACAGATGACTTTCATGAGTGGGTTGAAGAGCAGCCTAAGTATATTCAAGATGCTCTGTACAACAACGAGACAGATGTTAAGTCAGCTTCTCGTGCAATTGATCTTTACAAAGCTGACAAGAACATTGGTCGCTCTACAAGCAAAGATGCTGCGGCTAGTGTTGGTGTTCGTCGTAGTAAGGCAACCCCTGATTCAGACAATGTTGAAGGATCGTTTAAAGAGAGCGATGTTAATCGTATGAGCATTCAGCAGTACGAAGCTAATCAGGAAGCCATCACCAAGGCTATTCGATCTGGTAAATTTATTTACGATATTAGTGGCGCAAGTCGATAATAGTTGACAAAGTAAAAAAAGCAGTGTTATAACTATCTTACAGAGCGAACAGAAACTGCTTTCTTGGTTTATTAAATAAGCCTAGTTCTGTAAAGAGTGACAGGTTGCCGTAGCAATACCAACCAACTTGTAAGAAACTCTTAAGTGATTTAAGACATAACTGAAGATCGGTTTGTCTTTAGTTGCTTGTGACGAGGAACAATGAGTTAACAGAATTACCTGTAACTTAATTGCCCGTGTGAGTGTTTAAGGCATTAGACATTAATACGCACCAATTTAAGCCAGCCTCTGTAGACGTGTTTATCGTATTTGATTATATGCCAAACTATCTATAGGAGATTCAAAATGGCTTTTCCATCTGCCCCGGGGTACGGTCAACTAAGTAATGGTAACTTTTCCCCCACCATTTATTCCAAGCAAGTTCAAGTTGCTTTCCGCAAGTCGTCTACCGTTGAGGCTATCACCAATAACGACTACTTTGGCGAAATTGCCAACATGGGGGATTCTGTCAAGATCATCAAAGAGCCTGAAGTGTCTGTTCAAAACTATGCTCGTGGTACTCAAATCACTGCACAGGAACTTGACGATCAAGACTTCACGCTGGTGGTTGATCAAGCCAACTACTTTGCTTTCAAGATTGACGACATTGAAGCTGCTCACTCGCATGTAAACTTCATGCAGATGGCTTCTGACCGCGCTGCTTATCGCTTGCGTGATCAGTATGACCAAGACGTGCTTGGCTATCTGACTGGCTTCCAACAGTCTGCAAAGCATACTAACGCTAGCGTTGCTCGTACTACCGCTCCCGGTACTAAAGCTGTTGCCAGCGCTGGTGCTGACGAGTTGCTTGCTACGATGAAGCTTAAGAAGGGTAGCTTTGGTAATATTACCACCGTCTCGGCTGGTGATCATTCCATTCCTTTGGCTGCTCGTCTGCCCGGTGCCACCTCTATTCCTACCGCCGTTGCTTCGCCTTTGATGGTGCTGGCTCGGATGGCTCGTCTGCTGGATCAACAATTTGTTGACACCAATGGTCGCTGGTTGGTGGTCGATCCTGTGTTTGTTGAGTTGCTCAAAGACGAAGACAGCCGTCTTCTGAATGGTGACTTTGGTGGTAGTGGTCTGCAGAATGGCCTGATCATCAATAACCTGCACGGCTTCAAAGTGTATGTGTCGAACAACTTGCCTGTTGTCGGTACTGGCCCCGGAACCACTGGTTCTGATAACCAGAATGCCAACTACGGCATCATTGTTGCTGGTAGCGATTCGGCTGTGGCGTCTGCTCAACAGATTACCAAGACCGAAACCTATCGTGACCCTGACAGCTTTGCTGACATTGTTCGTGGTATGCACCTCTATGGCAGAAAACTACTTCGTCCCGAGGCAATTGTCACTGCTAAGTACAACGCTGCATGATGTAGATTTAACAGGGGTAATTTAGGTTACCCTTGTTTTTCATACTCCTTTAAGAAAGAAATTTATTATGTCTATCTCTCAATCCATTCGCCCGATGCCGGTGTTGCTTGAAAAAGATGTGTCGCTTGCCGCTGCATCTGGCACCACTGTTGGTATCTCTGTGCCAGCTGGTGTAACCGTGCTGGCTGCTGGTTTTCAAAACTACACCGTTGTTCCTGATGTTACTACTTATACTGTCGCAGTGACAGATGGTACTACTACTTTCATGGCTGCTACTAGTTTTGATGCTGCTGCTGCCAACACCATTAAGGGCGGTGTTGTTCCCGGCTTTGTCGCTGTTGCTGAAACTATTGATGTATTAACTTCTATCACTGGTTCTCCCGGTATCATTGCTGGTCGTGTGTGGGCTTTGGTGGTTGATTGTGGTGCTGGTACTCGTGCTGCTGCCACTGTTGATCGTGACCAACTGGCTTAATCTGTAAAGGATAAAGGGGGTGCTGAGAATTCTCGGTGCTCCCTTTCTTTGTTTTATGGCTCTGATTAGAGAGCTTTTTTATAACGAGAGGATTCTCTAATGGCTATTACTTCTGCGCTTTGCACTAGCTTCAAGAAAGAATTGCTAGAGCGTAAACATGACTTCAACGCCACTAGCGGTCATAGTTTTAAGATTGCTTTGTACACATCGGCTGCTTCACTAGATGCTGCCACCACTGTGTATTCAACAAGTAATGAAGTTGTCGGTGCAGGCTACACCGCAGGCGGCATTGCCTTGACTAACATCGACCCTACCAGCAGCGGCACTACTGCCTTTATTGACTTTGCTGATGTGACATGGAGTTCTGCAACTATTACTGCTGCTGGCGCAATTATTTATAACACCACTACTGACGGCGGTACTAGTACAACTAACGCTGTTGCTGTGCTTTCATTTGGCGGAGATAAAACTTCTACCAATGGTGATTTTGTTATTCAGTTCCCTGTCGCTGATGCAAGTAATGCCATTGTTCGCATTGCTTAAAGAGTTTAATAATGGCTGATAATACTCAACTTAATGTTGGCACTGGTGGTGATTTAGTTTCTACAGATGAACTAACCACGGTCAATGGTGTTTCTGCTCCTGCTGGTCTTAAAGTACAGCGGGTTAAAGCTGGGTTTGGTGTCGATGGTGATCTAACAGATGTTAGTTCTGCTAATCCTTTTCCTGTAACCGATATAGATAGTGCGGAAGCGCAGCAAAGCATGATCTTGCTGCTGACTCGGATGCTGAACTACCTAAACGCTCCGCAGGGTTACGACAAGTCGTTACAACGGGCAAGGCAGACGGCAATTATTGAGTCTGGCACGGTTACCACAGTTACCA